ATTTGAAACTGCTGAAAATTTAGTAGAATGCGGAGTTATTAAAGCTGAAAATTTTATGAAATGCAAAGCAAAATAAAAAAAAGAAATAATGGGCGGCTAACCACCGCCCTTTTTGTTTAATCGATATACCCCTCAGCTCGCGCCCTTGCCTTTACTTCGTCGGGTACACGCCGCTCGGTAACGGGCACTAAATTATGGCGACAATTCCAGCCGCCTACAAAGGTAAATATCGTTTTTTCATCTGTACCGTCTATACGCCCCGCCCATGTACCCTCGCGTATATCTTTTATACCCGCGCTATTATCGCCGCGACCCCACGCCTCTATTTCCTTTTTATGGAATATTTGCCCCTTTCTATGGTCGCAAAAGGGGCGCGTTGTAGGTATATCGCCGCCCGCATATCTAAACCATTCTATGCCTAAGTCCTCGTTAACCGCAGCTGAATAACTACGGTCTGCGACCGCTTGCGCTGTATAGGCTACGCTCTTAACGTTGCTTAATAGCTTACCGTCAAGGTTCGCGTCCCCTACGACCTGCATTTTTAAAGCCTTAACAGCTTCGCGTAACGGGGCGCGTGCGGCTATGTTAGCCGTTAGCTGCTCAATAAAAGGCTGCGTAACGCGGTCGCGTAAGCCGCTACCGAAAAAAGAGGTTATAGCGTTTTGCTTTGAGATTTGTACTAATTGCCTTTGGGCGTTGGTAGGCTCGAACCCGCGTTCAAATTCTTGCGCTATTTCATTCGTTAGGTTAACACTATCGTCTATTGAACCTAAAAAATCCTGAACGGCGTCGCGGTATTCGCCTCCCGCTAAACTCTTATTAAGTTCTTCGGCTATTATGCCTATGCGCCTTATATTGTCTTCGGTTTGCGTTATGTTACCGTTGGCGTCTGTATCCATTTCTTCGATTAACGGTAATACCTTTTCCCAGCTTTCACGCTGCGCCCGTTCGGCTTGCGTCGCTAACTTTTCGGGTATGCTCTCGTAAAGCGCTAGTTTCTTTTTAACCAGTTCGTCAAGCGATGCCATTTAATAACTCCCGTTGTACTTGTTGAATAGGGTCTAGTTGTTCGGCTACCTTACTAGCGGCTAACGCCCGCAGTTGCGCCACCTGTTCGCTCATATCTAAATCGACAAAGCGCGGCGCTTCCTCGGTTGGCAAATAGGTACGTATAAGCTCCATTATTAATTGCGGGGCGCTGTGGTGTAAAACGTCCTGCCATTTTTCTACCGTACCGTTATTTAAGCGGGCGAATATATCCGCGCTACTCATTAACAATAGTTCATCTGCATTTACAATTAAATCATAAATAGCGCTCGTTTCTTCGTCGGTAAAGTGAATAGCTTTAATGTAATTATAAACGTTGCTATACGTTACCGCAGGCGGTACGCCCGCCTTTATACCCTCGGCTATAATAGCTAGGTAATCGCTAGGGGTGCTAATATCAAACGTCGTAGGGTATATAAGATTAACGCCCCCGAAGTATTCGCCGTAACGCATACGCCCTATCGTTATAAGCATAAACTCATATAAGCCGAATAGCTGGTCTGATATAGGCTTAATAAAGGCATATAGCGCCCGCATTTTATTTAGCGAACCCGTAGCGGTTGACGCTTCGCCTACCGTGCCGCTTTCGTCGGAGCTTGGTAGGTGCAATATTTGGCGGCTCTTTTTTAGCTGCGCTTCTATTTCGCTGCGTAAAAAATTTAGCGTATCCAAAGGCGGCGAAACGAATTTAAGGTATTCGCCGCTTAACGTATCGCCGTCGCTTAACGAGGTCTTAGGCTTAATAAGCATAACGCCCGTCGGGCTAAAGCGCGAACGAACGCCGCTACCTGAACATGAGCCGCACGTTCTAAAGCCGCCGTTAACGGGGTCGAATATTTGCCCGTCCTGACACTTGTTACCCTCTCGGTCTGTAAAGTCGCATATTTCACCTAAAGCCACCATGTACGGGAATGAGCTAGTAGCCTTGCTAATTTGTAGGTAACTTTCGTCTAATACTACCTGATCGAGTAAAGGCACGGCAGTAATAAACGGCGACTGAAAAGCTAACTCGTTATTAATCATTTGCGGCGTACCCTTTAATTTTTCGCAGGGTACATAGCCTAGCCCGTGGTTAAAGTATAATACAGGCTCGCTAAATTGCATTTCTGAGCGCTTACCATATTGCGCTATTTTCCAAATGTTTTCGTCGTCGTAAAGCTCTAATATAAGCCCACTTAATTCGTCCTTAGAGCCTACCCGAACGCGGCTTTTATCTTCGATAATTACTAGGTAATATTCGCCGAACTTTTGCCCTACAATAGACTTACATGAATAATAATGCGGGTAGGGCTTTAGTAGTTCGTTGCTTATTATTTCTTCGCCTATTTCGTTTTCAGTTGTTTCAATTTCTTCGGGTTCTATCGCTATAATACCGTTAGCGTCGATTAGCTTTAGCGTTGGCAGCATCGACTTAGCGAATGCCTCAACGCTGGTAAACTTTTCTATTTCAGTATTTACGTAGCGTTGAAAGGTATCGTTACCGAAAATAGGCTCGGTTTCGGGGTTATACCGAATACTCCAGTTTTGGTCGGCAAACGCGCGGCTTACCGTAGCCTTAAAGTCCTCGAATACGCTTAACGTTGTAGGCTTATAATTCGCCTTAATGTATTGCGCCTGCGCTTCGGTTTGGTTTGGGGCGCGAACGCTTAACAAGTGTTCAGGGTAAACGTCGGGTCGGGCGTGCGGTAAAATGCTATCGTACATTTTAGCCGCGTAGTTATAGCCGTCCCAATATTCGGGGTATTGACTTACGCCCGTGCGCTGTTTCGTTATCGGGTTTATAGGGTGCTTTGCTGCGGCGCTCTCCCAGCCCTTATACATGGCGGCAAAGCGGTTAACAACGCGGGTAACTTCGTCTTGTGTTAGTGCCATTACGCAATACTTTTAACGGTTGGTTTGTCTATAATATTCGAGCCGCAAGATCGGGTTCTGCAATAGTTCGTTTTCATTTCTGTAAAAAGGTTAAACCGTTTCCGGCTGGTGTATTAATTGTTACGGCGTTATATCCAAACACTTTAGCGTAGTTTATAAGGCGCTCGATACCCTCGAATTTAATTGAGTCGTGGTACGCCAAAACGCCGCCCTTATTTATAAGCAATTCAATAGCCTTAAATTCGGGTAGCGCGTAGCTCCATTCGTGTACCGTATCGACAAATATTAAATCGAACTTTTGACCGTATAGGCTTTTGCATGTTTCTATACTATCGCCTAAAATATATTTAATGCGCGTATCAAAGCCGCAAATTTCCTTAAATGTTTCGCCCCTATGGTCTTCAATATCGACGCTTATAATACTCCCGTTTTCGGGTAGCGCCTGAAGCATAGCGTCGGTAGTTTTACCCGTGTACGTTCCGAGGTCTAATACACGCGTTAAGCCGCTTGTTTTTATAAACGCACCTAGTAACATGCCTACTTCGTGTTCGCTTTCCCAAGGCGCATTATTTGCCGTTTTTTCGGGTAGCGGCTCGAGGGCGTACACGTATTCTTTTTTTTCTTTTGTAGCTTTTGGCTTAGTAGCCTTTTTCGGTTTTTCCTTTTTAGCGCTTGGGGTCTGCATGTTTGTTATCGGTTATTCGGTGTATGAAATACTTATGTTGTTTGCCGTCGGCTTCCATCCATTGTTTTAGCTTCCTATCGAGCCAGTCCACGTAATAGCTAGGTGTAAAGCCCTTGCCGCCGTAGTAGCTCATTAGGTAATATAATTCTTCGATTTGCTTATAGGTAAACTCCTTACTCATTTGAAAGCAAATAGCGTTTACGTCTTTAGGCTTATAGCCTGTTTTACCGAACGCTACGTTAAAGTATAGTTCGTCGGGTTGACCGCCGCCCCACTTCATTCGTAGCTTATAAATAGGCATGGGGTTATTTAAATATAAATCCGCAGCCGTGCGGTAAATCGCCTCAGCTGTTTCGCTCTTTTTAATGAATTGTATTGAGCTGTTTATAGCGTAAATAACGTCGTTTTTATTTAGCCCGAAGTGCTGCCATAGTTCATCCGCCCAAGCCCATTGCATGGCTTTAAAATCTCGTCCTTGCTTAATATTATGTTCGCCAACTACGCGGGTTAAATACGGTTCGCCCGAATTAATGCAGCTATCAATTAACGGCTGTAAATCCTTTAGGCATACCGCGTCTACGTCTAAGTATAGGTTGTTATCGTAGGGCAAATAATCGTATAACAATACTTTAGCTTTGCCGGGGTCTATCTTTTTATTAGTATAAATATTCGCTTCGGGTAATTCAACAAAGCTATCTATATAGCCTAATAAGTCGGTGCAATAATAACACGCCCGTTCTTTAGTATCGCAAATAAGCGCAACGTTAATAGCTGCGTTAAATCGCTTAATTGAATAGGCTAGGTTATAAGCCGCCCAATAATATTGCGGCTTACCAAAAGCAACCAACACGACACCCGTAGGCGCGTGCTGGTTACTCTGATTTGTTGGTAGGTTATCCATTAGAATACTCCGGGAGGGGCGTCGTACTGGCTAGGAATGTTTTTATCCCTCCAGCTGAACGTTACCTCATAACGTTGTAGTTCGTTGTTTTGCTCGGGCAAAATAAAGTTAGCCGAAGTGCTAATACCTACAGGCGGGTTAATATAAATAACCTTACCGCTATCGCACATATACGCGAGTATCCACGCTATACGGCGGTTATTTACATCATTCCAAAAGGTATTATTTTCGTCGGTTACGTTCGCATCGTAGAGGGTTGCTGTACGGTCTTCGTTAATACGAATAGGAACGCCGCAGCCAATAGGGCTGTCAACCGTTACGGGTGAACCCGCAGGCAAAGCGAAGCGAATGTCCTCAATTAGCTTAGCCGTTCCGGCGCTAATCAAAGCATTAACTTCTGTTTCGTCTGAGGGGTCTACTAACGCAGTACCGCAAGCGCCCACTAAAATAGCTGAAACGCCGCCTAACTTATAATCGTTGCAGTTAACCAAATTATGGTCTAGTAACGAACTATCGCAATAGCTTACGCATGCCATAGAATTAAAGTATTTAGAATTTATACGCGGCTGTTAAATAGGATGCCTCGTTTATTCCTACGGCGCTTTAGTGTTTTACAAAGATATAAAATTTATTCCTGATATAAGTTAACGTTATCTTGCGTTAAAATACGGTCTTCGGCTTGCGTTAATAAAAACGGTTCTCCGCCTAAATCAAGTATGGACGGTAAGCAGTTCGCATCAGCGGCGCTGCAAACCGTCTTACGTACCTTAACGTTTTTCTTAAATAGGTCTATTGTTATAGCGCCTAAGTTATCGGCGTCGTTGTATTCAATTTCAGGGAAGCTATCTTCGGCGGGCGCGTATAGTTCGCCGTTAACGTAAAGGTTATCGAAGTAGGTTATAATCGAAAGGAAGTCGAAAACGTATTCAGGCAAACGCCCAAAATAAAAGCTCCAGCGTTTACGTATATCCGCATAACTCGTAACGGCGCGACCGCTTGCGTATCTGAATAAATCGACGTCGGTATTATACTGCGCCCTAAATTGCCTACCCTCTAAACGAATACCCGGTAAAAACGAAGTACCGCTAAAGGCTAACCCGAATTGGTTTTCAGCGTTGCAGCCCTCGAGCTTAAAGAACCTGCATTCGTCGCTATAATCGCCTATACTTATAACCTCGCTGTATTTATCATATACCGCGTGTTCTTTATACGCCCTTACCTTTACATAGCTTACTTCTATTTCGCTCGGTGTTGAGCTGAACTGCGAAGCCTGTAACGCTATCGCGCCGCTGCTAGTTGGCGTTACGTCAAAGGTATAAATACCCGCTATATTTATAGTTTCGTAGGTAACGTTATCGACCTGAAAACGTAGGCGGGCGTTTAACATTGTTTCAACCTTAATCGTTACGCTATATTCGACGTCTTCACAAAGCTCGGTAACGCTTACTAACTGCGTTACATCGCCCGTATTCATTGTTATGCTTGCGCTACCGTTACCCGCGTCCCAATTCGCCCCGCCCGAAATAATATTATTACTCCAGCCGATGGGCTCGCAGCCTATACATAGCGGGTCGCCACTGAAGAAAGGGTTATAAATAAAGTATTGCCCGCATGTGTTGGTACAATAATCTGCAATAGCCAAACGGTAACAGCCCGCCGTTAGCTCATAATCTGCAAGGTCAATAGCCGCCGTTAAATATTGGTCTTTTACCGTTAGCACGGGTTCGAGTACCTGAACGACGGCTAACGTTTGCGCATCTACAATACCCGTAAATAAAGCGCCCGTTGGTATAGGCTCAACGCTATCAACTATAAACGTACCGTTAAATAAGTTACCCGCAAGCCCGTAAATATCGAGCGTTAAATAGGGGCTTGTTAAATTGCCTATATTCAAATACAGCGTATGCGTACCGACCGTTGTAAGGTATTCAAACGAGCCGCCTGCTAAACTAACTACAAGTGTACCCGAATTATAATTAGTAACGCTTATAACAACCTTAACAACCGTAATAACATCGAAGCGCCAATATTGCTGTAATAAGTAGCCCGAGTTACCCGTTGCGGTTATTTCGCTGCCGCTTTGCGTCCAGTTACTTAACGCGCTTAATTTTAATTCGAGCGCACCGCAAGGCTCAGTTTCTAACTGCCAAAACAGCTGGTCGTTAAAATCTACTAGCTGCGAATAGTTACCCTCGCAGCCTACGCAGTTTTCAGGTAGTACGGTGTTAAATATTATAGGTTGGTTCGGTATCGAGGTGTAACTCATGGAAGTAGTTTATTAGAGCGTAATTCAAATTCTGCGCCCTTGCGCATTACAGATTGTATATTAATCGTTTTAATGTAGGTAGGTATAACCGCTAAACTATCGTCGCGCCTACCTAGTAAAATAGGCTTGGAAGTTTCGCTCGTTATAGCGTTTATTTCTGCCATTGTAAGCGGGCGGTTAAACTTATATAGGTAGCTTTGAACGTCGTTAATATCTACGGGGTTAAGTTCCTCATCTGGGTTATCGGGGTTTAACGGTACGCCGTCAATAGAAACAAAAGAATAGCGCGTAACGCCCGATAAAACTATGTTATCTAATAATCGCTCAGTTAATGAATTATATAAAATTGGTATAGTATAATTTACTTCAGCATCAATACGGATTAAGTCGCCTTGATTGCAAAGAAACGAAGTCGAAGCGGGTATAATAACATCGCCCGCGCCCGTGTCTGTAAACAGCGTACCGTAATAATCTTCTATTTCGTTATCGTTAGCGTCAAACCTAACAATACGGGCGCGGCTTTGCCTGTTTCTATTGCCTGCTTCGTTAGGTTCTAAAAAGCCATAAATTAACTCGGTGCTTATTGTGTATATTCCTGTAAACGGGCAAGTGTATTTAATACCGTCGAATAGGTTGTTAGGGTCGTTATATTGGTCGTTAAATTGAATATAGTCGCCTACAAAATCAGAGTATAAACTAGGGGTGTTAACATCGACCGCCCACGTTTGCGCATCATTATTTATACGCGCATCTAATACCGTTTGAGCTGGGTTAAACGGCTGCGTTAAAAACGAGAATAACGAGTTAGGGTAACCATTAAGCCAATTAGCCGAAACGCTTATATTTCTATAATTACCGTTATAAACCGTTTGCCCTAACGAATACGGGTCGTAGCTTTTAGCAACGAGCCTAAACGCCCCTATCATTGGAGCTTCGCATTGTATAACAAAATTCGATTGGTCGAAGCTAGGGTTATCAAAAACTATTACGTCCTCAATTACATTTGTATCGAATATTATATTTTCTGTTGCAACGCTTAAAACGTTAGGGCTATTGCATTCTCCAACAAAGCCAAACGTTTCTTCCCTAAAGCCCCTAAACGGCGTTTGTACGAACGTGCATCCTGTATTACCGCTATCGCATTCGGCTTGTTCAAAGTATGGAGAATTGCCAAATTCGATTGAAGCGTAAAGCCTGCTAGTATCGAACTTCATTTCTATTTCGGGCTGGTCGAATAGGTTAACGCTCGCGCTAGTTTGTTGAAAATAGCTAATAGGCTCTATTCTTAATAACGGTCGCCCGTTGGCTTGTTTCTCGAAACCTATACCTAAATTTAATTTAGTGCGCATGGCGTTGTATAGTTCTTCGAAGTTAGCCGTCATTTCTAAAGGTACGGCGGTTCTAATTGTTAGCCCTTGTGTATATGCGGGTATGTTATCAGAGGTGTTATTATAAGCAAAGTAATTACTATCGAAGTCTACTAGGTTATCGCTCATGCAATTCACTAAATGCCTAAATACATCATATAACGCGTAGCCGTATGCGTTAGGGCTTATTATTGCACCCGTTGACGGCGTGAATAATACTAGGCTATAAATAGGGGGCGGCGTTATCGGTTGCCCGTTTTTGGTTTGATTAAGCTGAAGCGAAAACGGTATGCTTTTATTATTGTTTATTTTGGTGCTAAATGTTTCGTCGTATAGCTTCGTTTTAACTTGGCAGCGGTCTAAAATAAAAGTACACTCGGTAGCTATTATATAGCCGTCCACTAATTTAACCCACGTACCCGAAGCGCAAATATATTGCACCGTTACGCGCACTAATTCACAATATCCGCCTACTTCTAGTTTGGTGTATAGATAGTCGTAAACGTCGCCGCCAAAGGTTAGCTCGTTTTCAAACGATACAACCCGCGCCCCTATACCATCGTCCTCGTTAATATTTATACTAAAGTCCTCAGGGTTTAACGGTTGCCCACGGTCTAAGCCGTCGATTAAAAACTTTAATTCTACTGCCATTTGTAACGGGTATCGTATGCGTTAATATTAACCGTTGTACTTTGCTTGCGCATATCCTTTCTAAGCCCTTTTATTTCGCGCTCCATGCTTTTAGAGTTGAGCGAGGCGTTAACTATTACCGCGTCGTTTTTGCGCCCGCCTGCGTAAGCTAATAACGCAGGGCGCACATACCGTTCTTCGATTAGCTTTTTAAACGCTGCGCTCGAGGTATTAATAGCATCTAGTTCGCGGCGGTGCTTAACCGATTGGCGGCGGTTAATTATATATTCGTCGCGTTCAGCTTCGATTAACGTACCGCCTGCGCTATGTAAACGCCCACCTATTAAACCGCCCTTTGCAAATTTAGGTATAGGTTGCGCCGCTATGGTTGCTATTTGCGCCGCCCCTGCAATAGCTGTTAACGCACCTATTGGCGTAAATGGTCCGCCAGCTTTCATAATAGCCGCTGCCGTATTTATGATAGCGTTGAATAATGCGAGCTGTTTATCTAGCCGCGCTTGCTTTGTTTTTTCTTCGGCTACCTTACGGCTGGTTCTTAGCTCTAGGGCTTCGCGTTGCCTTTGCTTTTCGCGTTCGGTTTTAGCTGAATTATTTATAGCCTCTAGTTCATCGGCTGCGGCTTGTTGCACAAATTCTATACGCGCGTCGCCTTGTTTCTTTAACGCGTCCGCTAAAGAACCAAACGCGTTACCTATCGCTTGCGCTATTTGTAAAGCGTCATTTATTGTTTCTTCGGTAGTCTTTTTCCGTTCAGCGCGTATTGCTTCCTGCGTTTCGGCTTCAGCTTTTTTAATCTTAGCTTGCTTTTCTTTGTCGCTTATTAGCTCCGCATTAATGCTATTCTTTTGCGCCTCAAGCTTATTGTTTAATAATTGTATTCTATCGTCTAGCGTATCTTGGTCTAAGGCTTTTAACGTTTCAATTCGTAGGTTATCCAGCTCTAATTCATTATTAGCGTATTCAGCGCGTACCTTTGCCAAACTATTTTGACGTTCAGCTTCGACCGCTTGCAGCTGCGTAGTTAATAACGCTTGCCCTTCGACGGTTTGGGATGCTTCCTTTTTTAATTGTTCGGCTTTGTTATCGAGGCTTTGGTTTATAAAGTCTTCTTCGGTTTGTAGCGTCGCCGTACCTAGCGCCTGCGATAAATTAAATTGTTCGTTTAATAGTTCTCCGCGCTTTTTTAGATAGTCGGTGTCTATCTTTAATAAATCCGCATTCAGGTTAGCCTGAACTTGCGCTAATAACGCAGCTCGTTTAGTCGGGTCTAGTTCGCTTTCGGCTTCAGCCTTTGCTATTTCCGCGCGTTGCCGTGCTGCTTCGCGTTCCTGTTCTACCGTTAAAGCGTTTGCAGCCTTTAAGGTATCGAGTTCTATTAGCTTTATTTCTGCTAAACGCTTTGCCTCGTTTAATCGCACTTGTTCAATATCGCGGGCTAATTCAGCTTCAATACGCTTAATGGTTGCGGCTCTTAGTTCGGCATTTTTAATATCAAACCTTGCGCTTACTTTAGCTTGTTCGGCTGCGTTTTGAAGTATCTTAATTCTTTCTTCAACCGTTTCGCCCTCTATAATAGCCTCAACCTTTAAGCCCTCCTCGACTATCTTTAAGCGTGCTAATTGGTTTTCTTTTGCTTGTGCCGTTGCTTTTTCGCCCGCTTGTTTAGCGGCGTCGGCTGCGGCTTTAGCGCGTTCTTTTGCGTCCTCTTGTTCAGCAAACGCAGCCTCAGCGTTTATAGCCGCCGTAGCTTTTTCGGTTGCTATTCTAGTATTAAATACACGTTCGCCCGATTTTTTAAATTCAGCTTCTAACTTTGCTAGGTTTTCTTTTTCGGTTGCGAGCCTTTTTTGAGCGCTTGCAGCACTTAACGCGGCGCTTTCGCGTGTCGAAGTTTGCGCGGCTGCTATTTGGCTTTCAGCTTGCGTTATAGCATTTTTACGCGCTTCTATCTGTGTTAATAACGCCTTTTGTGTTTTGGCTTCATCCGCGTTAGCCGTAGCCCTTTGTTTTGTTAAATCACTTATTGCCTTTTGCCTATCAGCTTCTATTTGCGTTAACTGCCCGCTGGCTATCTTTAAGCGCGTTGCAGCCTCTAGCCCTACGTTTTGTATTTCAGCTATCGCGGCTTTTGTTCTTTTGGCGCTTTCGGCTGAACGCGCTAACGCTTCGTCAAAGGCTTTAGAGGCGGCTTGTGCGCTTAAAAACTTTTCTACCAAAAACCCTAAGCCAACTACTAAAGCGCCTACGCCCGTCGCCGCTAAAGCAATACGCATAGCCTTTAGCGCTCCCGTTGTAGTACCTACAACCGTAGTATAAATAGCTTGCGCTGCGGTTAGTGCAAAGGTTTTTATTTTGCTTTCTTCGAGTAATAGGGTTGCTATTTGTTGCACGCCGTTAGCAATAGCCATTACGGCGGTCGTTTTAGCGATTACTTTATTAAGGTCTTCGCTTTCACTACCGAACAAAGCCGCCGCGCCTTGCGCTATTTCGAAGCCCGCCGCTAGTCCCTGCGTAGCTTGTACCGCTGCATCAAATTTAAACGTATCGCTTGCGAGGTTAGCAACCCGCGCCCGTGTGTCGCCTATCTGATCTTCGAGCTGGGCGGCTGCTAGGGTTAAATCCCTAAACTGTTTAGTACCCGCTTTGCCCTCGGCTTCGAGCCGCGTTAGTTCGTTCTTTAACCCGCGTAATTGACCAGTTAGCGTTTTGCCTTTGCCCGCTATTTGGTCGAATGCTTTAGATTGGTCGTTTAGCGCTTTCTTAACTTCAGTACCCGAAAACGCAGCGGCAATAGTTTTACCCGTTGCTTTGTAACTAGCGGCTACCTTTTTAGAGGTTTCTTGCGCCCCCGCTTCTAATTCGCTATTCGCTTTATTCGCTTCGTTAACTACCGCCTTTAGGCTCGACGCCTCGGCTTCGTAAATAATTTCAACTTTTGCCGCCATTGTTTTGAGCCTTTAAATGCTGCTCAAATTTAAGCAAATAAGTCGAAACATCTGAACTCATTAATTCATTAAACTCCGATATAGAACCGCCCGCTAAGTTCATTACTTGTTCTCTGAACTGTTGGCTTGTTCGCGTTGCCCTGCTTTGCGGTGAGAGCTCAGCTGGCGTAGTAGGTCGGTTAGCTTGCGTATTTGCACCGTGTTGTATTCCCATAGCTGCTGTAATTCTTCCGGTGAAATACTGAATAAGGGCATCAGCGGCTCGATACCCAAGCTGTAAAAAAAATCGTGAGCGCCCCCTTTACTCAGCTCTTCAAATAGGGTTAACTTTTGTTGGTGTATATCGGGGTTTATTTCTGCGGGGTTTTCATCGCCGCGTATAATCCAAGTCGCGGCTATGTTTAATAACAGGTCGCGGTGTATAACGGTGTTTTGGCGTTCTCGTATTACGTGTATGTAAGCGCCCATTAGCGCGGCGGTCTTTGGGTTCGATAGCCCAGCCGCTAACGCCTTTTCCATTTCGACTAGTATCTTTTCCATTTCGCTACCGCTTAACCCGCTGCTTAAGCGCTCCAATAGGCTCATGCTCATAGCAAAGCGTTCGAGCGGCATATTAACCTCTTTTGGAAAACGGTAATACGTATGGCGTTCGTGTTTAAATACTTCGACTAGGTTATAGGTTGTTTTGGGTTTACGATAAAAGAGGGAGCGCAAAGGCGCGGTTAATCTTTTCGTGAATTTGTGCAATCGTTTCATAGGTTACTATAGTTGTATCGTCGTTCAGGTATAATACCGTTTCTTTGGGGGTTGAGCGAAAAGCGTAATTAATGTGGTTTATGTTTATCAATAGGTCGGTGTAGCCTATTTCGCGCCGCGTCGCTTCCGCTAGTTTTTCATCCTCGGTGTCAAGGCTTTCAACTAGCATGGCTTTGAGCTTAATAAACATAGGGCGCTTACCAAAGCTGTAAGGGGCATTCAGCATCCTTTACGCGGGTCTTTGCGGGTAAGAAACAACCGCACTCATTACACTGGTCTAAGAACTTATTACGCTTAGGGCAAACCTCGCAAACCATACGCCGCACTTGCGACATATTACGCGTTGCCTTATCGTCTTTAAGCATAAGCCACCACCCTAAAAAAATGTGTTTAATACGTGTTAACATTCGGTACAGTCTAAAAGGTTAGTAACGCCCTCGGGTTCGTAGTTAGTGTTTGCCACCGCGAAGCTAATACATGTGTACTCAGTTTCGCAAATAGTGAAATTAGTGCAATCGCGTAAGCTAATTGTGTAGCCCTGCAACGAGTCAACCTTTAACCCGCTTATTGATATTAGCCCAGCTTCGTCGCTTATAACTTCGAACGTTTGTATTTTGCCCGTAGCGTTATGCTTAACGTCCACTATATATCCCGTTTCGGGTGTAACATACCCGAACGCTAAAGAGCTTAAACAAGCGTCTATTATAATGCCTGCATCGTAACAAGGGGTGCATACGCTCATAGGTAACGTTTTAAAATTGCGTTTACAAAGTAACGAAAACAATCTAAAAAATCCGCACGCTCGGTTAACTTTCGCCTATTCAATTTAATAATTGAGCCGTTGGCGTCGCATTGTACTTGCTTCGCATCGAATACAAAGCCCTTGCAACGTTTACTGTTTACCCTTATATCCAAACGCCGTAAGGCGGAGTTACAATCGACGCGGCTATTCTCGTGCTTCGGGTTTGCGGGTATTATAAATTGGCTGTCATTCATGTGCAAAAGCCGTTTAATCATAGTATAGGCGCTCGAGTTATCGCGCTGCTGGACCGTACCGCCGCGCCCCATAGCGTCGCCCGTTATGCGTAGTAAGCCAATAGGAATGTTTAAAGCCCTTACCGCATCGCAAAACGCCTCTATGCTGCCTTTGTCTATTCGTACTTCGTCGACCACGTTAGCGCCGCCGCTGGTTTGCTGAATAACCAAAGCGCACAAAGGGTTAATATTAAAGTCCACACTAACATAAACGGGTATATTAGGGTTAAGTGTTGCATTATCGTCTATATGCTTTTCGTCTAACCATTCATACAGGAACGGGTTTAATACTTCGTCCATTACGTCCCAGTCGCCCTCGACGAAACGGGCGTACTGTATAGGCGGTAATTCCTTTAACGCTTCTAAGTATTCGGCGGGTATATGCGGGTTATCGGTTATTTTGCTAGGTATAAAAGCCCAGCGTTCGGGTAGCGTGTTTTCGATATACCGCTTATAAATAACGGTCTTAACCCAATTTTGCGCGGGGTTACACGTTGCAAGGCAAAGTATAGGCGGCTTACCTTGCGCCTTATTCCAGCTCCCTATGCGCTCCTGAACTTTATAAAACGTTGGCTCTTGCAGCTCGTTTACTTCGTCTAAGCCCGCGCCGTTTATTTCTAAGCCCCTGAAGCGGTTTAGGTCTTTATCTTCGTCGTAGCTTTCTGCCATGAATATAAGCTCAGAACCGTTTATAAACGTTACTACTTGCGTGTCCCTATTCCAGCTCCGCACGTAATTAGAAACGCCGTCAACCATTATAGAGCTAAAGCTAGGAAACGTTGTACGCTTTAAGTCGGGTAGGCTTTTACGTATAATCGCCCAACGGCTACGAGGGTACGCCAAACAAAGCGAGGTTAGCGTTAACAGTAGCCAATACGTTTTACCGCCGCGAATTGCGCCCCCGAATACTATTACGCGCTTATCGCCGCTTAATGCTAAATCGTAGGCTATCGTTTGCCGTTCGGTTAATCGGTAGCTCATTCATTCGGTTGGCTCGGTTCGGTGCGAATAATAACGAGCGGCTCGGTTGTAGTTATCGTACTTTCGCCGTTATTACTCCAGCGCCCGCGTTGCCTGTTCGCTAACCAATGTTTAGCCGCTGCGGTGTCGGATGGTAGCTGTTTACGTAGCTTTACAATATCGCCGTCTTTAGTTACCGCTTCTTCTACTATTGTAACGCCTAACGCACGCTCATACATCGAACGCGCTACTTTAGCGTCGGCGTCTTCTTTTCCACGCGTTAATGACTCTAAAAATGTGGGCTGGTCTTTTTTCCAATTATTAAACGTTGCCTCGCATATATCAAACGCCGCCGCCATTTGCACGTCGTTAAGCCCTAACAAAGCAAGGTTAAAGGCGCGTTCGTCATATTCGGGTTTATAGTCGGTAGGGCGTCCTAATTTCTTTTTCATCGCTTCCCTCGCTTTTGTTTATACTTTTCAGCTTCTGCGTATGCTATTGCGGCGGCTTGTTGCGGGGTGTACCCTTCGTCGATTAGCTTACGAATATTCATGCTTATAACGGTTTGGCTATCGCCTTGAAATAGTGGCATACTTACAAAGTTAATCAATAAACTGTAATTCGTTTATAGCGGCGCAATAGTGTTGCCCGTCGCGCTTTAGTGTTTTAAGGTCTTCAGGGTATATCGCAAGCTCGGTTAAACCCTTTGTTTTGCCCGTTATGAATACGCGTACTAACTTAACCTCGTTGCCCTGACGGTCTTCGTTGGTTTCGATAGCGCCTAAGCAATAGCGCACGTTTTCGGGTAGAAGCTTTTTAAGCTCGGGGTTATCGTACTTTTTCAGGTCTTCATGCCAAAGCGCTATCGGATATTCGAAGTGACTGCCTGCGTCGTGTACGTAGCCTACGTATATAGGTTGAGCGCCTACGTGCTCGGCTCTAACGTTTAGCATGAACCCCGTGCGGGTGCGCTTATGCGTTGCTTTTACTTGTTCGTCGATAATCATAAGCTATAAGTGTCTATTCGTTTCTTTGCCATATCTATAAAGCGCTCTATGGTTGCCTCGTAAAATGTGCTAAACTCCTTATGCCCCTCGGGGGCGTGGGTGAATAGCACGTAAAGTACGGAGCGTAGGCGCTGGCTCGGTGTCTTACTTCCGAGCTCTGCGGCGTCTAGCTTTAGGTTGTTTATTAGCGCTTCGTCGTTATAGTTAAATTGTTCGCCTTTAAACGCCATAACGCCAACGCCGCCCGTCCATTGATTAAATAAGGCGCTCGTTTGTTCGGGCGTTAGCTCCTGCGTGCCTATGGTTATTTTAATGGTCTTATCGCGGCGCGTGGCTACCGACTCAATAGCGCAGGGTATCGTTAAGAGTTTAGCATCCATACTCGGGGTCGTGTTTTACTCGCGCTATCTTAACGCCGTCCATATAATCGTAAACCATGCGCCGTATCGTAGCGCGGTGCGAAACGGGTACACGAAAGGTTATATTAACCGTAGGCTCATTATAGAGCGGTTTAGCCCCTGCACCCTTGCGTGCGCCGCCTCGGTTATCCTTTTTCTTCGGTTGCATCGCTGCAAATATAGTTAATTTTTGATTATGTAACACAATTCAACGCCGTTTTTTTTAAGCGTTTTAAGCCAGTCGAAACATAGGCGTAAATAGGCTCTATAAACGCTTGTATTTCGTTTGGCGCTAGTTAGGTATATCGAATAGCTTTTATGCGTTGTAAGGGCGTTAAAATAGGTTTTTTCGCCGTCTTTAATCGCTACTGGCTGCGGCTCGTAATTTGTCATGTATTCAATTATACGCTGTTCGGTTGTCATGTTATGCGCGATTAATTAGCGGCTGTTAGGTAGTTAGCAGTAATGCCAGCCGACCCGGAAGCCGACTGACAAACCACCATAATTTTAGTACCTAAGATTAACCTTTTCACGCCTGCGATAGTTGTATATTTCCTCAATTAATGAAATATATTGATAATTATTTACACAATCAATTAAAGCAGTAGGTTGTAGTTTCAATCTTTGTAAAAATTCAGTAAATTCAAAATTTGGATTTTTTAATAATTGAACCATTGCAACAATAAAAGTTTTTCTTTTGATGCCTTCATAATATGGTGATATAAGAAGAATTTTATCTGCAATAGAACACGCATTATCATAATCCAATATTTTAAATTCACCTGAAAAAAATGTTGATGCATTACTTGCTCTTTTACCACTACCTTGCTGTACTCCGGTTAATAACATTTGGCATTCACTATGACCGAAATCATAAGTTTCTTTAAATTGCCTATATTTTAAATATTCATTGTAACCAAGTTTGCAATAGCCTTCAAGATAGTCATCTGAATTCCAAGTTTTTGAATTTTGATTTAAAATTTGTACTTCCGGCAATCCGTAGTTTTCACAAATAATGTAATGCAATGGCAGTCCAAGTACTCTGATAACTTCAAAGCGGTGCTGTCCATCAATGATTTCATAGTTTTCATTTACCAAAATTGTGGTAAATAAATACTTTTCAGACATTGACTTTCGCAGTCGGTTAAGGTGCAAAAGGTTTAAGTTTCTGTTGCCTTCTATTGGTTTAAATAGAAAGTAATCGGTTGTTGTGTGAACTTGGTTACTGTGCTTCACCATTGGTTCTACTTTGCAATTTTTCATTTGATTTTATCGGGTTTTATAACTCCTCCCAGAAGTTTTGTTTTAATTCGAGAAATGGCACTACTGCTAACACGGGTTTGGCAAAAAAGCCGTTTTGTTCTTCATTTGACATATTGTTCTAATTTTTAAGTTTTGTACTTCGATTTAACTTTTCGTTTCGGCTTCTTCGCCAAGCCCGATACCGTTATGCTCCGCCTTTGTCGTTATGGTGCTTATCAATTATATAAGCCCATGTTAGGGCGGTAATGATTATTATAAAAGCCATCATTATAAACGTTTTTACTTCCATTTTAAAAGGGCGTTAGTTCTTCGTCAAAGTTAGTGTTTATAGGCAAAGGTAAAAAGGTGCTGCCTCCGCTAGTTGCAATATCGCTAAAGCTGGTTATCGTGCTATTATGCTTAAAACGTACCTCGCCCGTCGAGCCTTGACGGTGTTTCTCGAATAGGTAAAAAACGTCGGAGCTATACGGCTTACCGAGTTCGTCGTTTAGCGCGTAGTATTCGGGGCGGTAAATAAATATAACCGTGTCGGCGTCCTGTTCTATTGAGCCGCTTTCGCGCAAGTCCGAAAGTATAGGGCGTTTATCCGCTCGCTGCTCAACTTGACGCGATAGCTGCGCAAGGGCTATAAGAGGTATGTTTAATTCCTTTTGCGCGGCTTTTAGCGTTCGGCTTATTTCGGCTACTTCAGCCTCGCGGTTGCCGCCTCTGAAGCCCTCTATCGTCATTAACTGCAAATAGTCGATTATAACCCATTTACAATTACCCTTGCGGGCTTCGCGGCGCATAACTCTTATTGCTTCATGTACGCCGCAGCGCGGTTTGTCGTAAATAAGAAAGGGCAAATTTTCGACCGTGCCTATCGTAGTTTCGAATGCGTGTAATTCGGGCTGCGTTAAATTGCCGTCGCGTAGCCGTGCGCTGTTAATCTTTTCATTTGAATGCTGCAATATTAAGCGCTGGCATAGCTGGCTTTTATTCATTTCGAGGTTAAAGTATATACCCGGCTCGTTAAAGTTGCAGGCGTGATATAACGCAAGCGCTGTTTTTCCCATAGAGGGGCGCCCCGCTAGTATAATTAACTCGGGGTGAAAGCCGCCCGTAAACCTATTTAAGGCGCTTAACCCTGTATTTAACCCGCTTGTTTTACCGCTTAAATGCAGTTCGGCGCGGCGGTAATAGGCTTGCCGTTCTTCGTGCGCTAGGGTTAACGTGTCGAGCATGTTATCATTACTAGCGCCGTCCTCGAGTAACGTGTTAAGGCGTTTAATTATTTCGGCTGCCGTTTGAGCGCCGCCGCGTAAGCCGCTAAACTCTAGAGAGGCTTCGACCATAACGGAGCTTATTTGGCGCTTAATATGTTCGTCCTTTAGAATTGCTATATAATCATTAACGGGCTGGTTAAAATAAAATTCGTCGCCCCAGCTTGCGATATTTGAAAGGTCTGAGCCTGTAAATGTTTTTTCTAAGCGCCCGAATTGCGCTAACGTTATTAGTGTTGGTTGCTTGTTATCTGCTATTATGTTTTTAATCGTTTTAAAGCATTTTAACGCTAGTTCGTCCTTAAAGTGGTGTTCGGATAGCTGCGGTATAATTTCGCGCCACGTATCGTCGTTTAAAAGCGAAATATAAATTAGGGCTTGTTCTATTTTCGGGAGCGGTTTCATGTGGTAAAGTTGGGGCTGTTAAGCCCCCGTTTGTGTTTTATTCCTTTTAATTTTTTAACTCCCATTGCTGTGTAGTTAAATCATGCCAAAAACCATAATCGGCTATATTGGTCGATTTTCTAAAATCAGTTGAATAATAGTGCTTAGTTGAATTTTTCCATTTCCAAGTCATCAAAGCATAAGTACCACTAACTTCAATAGATAATACTTCAATTTCTGATGGTTTTGCTTTTAATCCATTACTGCGAAGAACAACATCACCTGAGTTGATTTCTTCAATTTGTGTACATTTTTTCATTGTGTAAGTGTTTAAATGTTTAACTATGCAAATATACAACTTTATTTTGAATGCGCAATACCTAAACAAAAATAATTTACTTTTTTTTATTCCATTTTAACGCCCCTCGAGGCTCGCGTAAGCGTTGGCGCGGTTTGCGGTTGTTTAGAGGCGTTGTTTTTAACTTCAAATAAACCGCTCCACCCGTTAGCTATCGCAGTTTCTAAACCCTCGACGGCTTGCTCTTTGCTTTTATAAAGCTCACGCATTTTTTTTATTAGTAGCTGTATAGCGTTTTCGGTAGGGTATTTTTTACGCGCTATTCGCTCAGATAGGAATTGAATAAATAGGGCGTTTATTTGTTGGTCTTTAAAAAAATCCCTGCCCTTTATTTCTTCTATACTCTTATAAGTCTTTATAGTCTTTATAGTCTTATGTATATGGGCGGTGCTTTGGGCTTGCTTCGGTAATGCTTCGGTAGTGCTTTTGCTTTGCTTTGGTAGTGCTTCGGTAAAATTTACTAGAGCAATTATATTAGCCATGTATTGATTTTTAGATTGACGAACTACGTTAATAAGCCCGTTTTCAACCAAAATATCGAAATGCTTTTTATAGGTTTTATAGTTGGCTATTCCGCAGCCGTTCATAACCTGAGTTGAAGAAAGGCTAAATTCAGACTTCCAGCCTAATTGATTAGCTACCGAAACAATATAAAAATAAATAGCGGTCGAGGTCGGGTTATTATGCTCGGGGTTTTCCAAAGCCCAATTCCAATACCCATTAAAGTAATTAAACATTATAAAAAAATTGCCCTTTAGCGGCTGCGGTCGAAGCGGGCGTGCTATTACCTACACCCTCGCAGCCCCCAAAGGGCTTTAAAATTTTTAAAGCTATATTCAGGCTTCGACCTCTGAACGCTTAAAGATACAAAATTTACATATTTACTCCGCACATTTCCAAACAGTTTTTACAATTACCAAAATAGGTTTTTTTATTAAACTTTGATACATATGTTTTTTTACCTAAAAATTTTGTTTTATGGATATTTATTATGCCGTTTTTTACTAGCTGGTTATTTTTAGAGCTTCTAAAAACCGTATCCAAAACTTCATACTTACTAAAAATTTGCGCCTGTATTTCTGAATATATTTTACCTTCATTTGAATTAGTGTTAAAATCGAATGAAACTAACCTTAAAATTGATTTACAATAGGGTTTAATTCGTTCGTATTCGTTTAAACATAAATCTAGTTGTCTTTTTTCGTCTATTGCAGAAACGGAAGTATTAATACATATTTTTAGTTTTGATATTCTTTTAAGTTGTTCGTAACTTAAAACAGCCCAATGTTTAGTTATTATAACTATTTCTTTTCGACTATCATCTTTAAACATATCTAACTGGATATTATTTTGCAGCTTTTCGCATATCGATATAGTATGCTCCCAGTCTTCGGACGGGTCGCCCATTGTACCCATACGAATAAAAGGCATATTAATTTTATTTATTTCTCTTTTGATTTTATGTAAATGCTTTTGGCTTGTAAAATTCTTTATAACTGTTTTGCTAAAATTATAGCCGTAAATTTTAGCAATGCGCGCGGCGTAACAATCATTATAACATCCTAGCTTATTGTTTTTGGTTCCTGAAGAACAGCCAGCCGTAGGGTCTATTGAATAAATACCGCGCGCATTTTTAGTTAATGAAATTACATTAGAATAAGTTTTCATTATAAGCGCCCAACGTTTGGAAATAAGTCTTTAATTTTATTAGGGTCGCCTTTAAAAAACGCATATACTTTTTGTTCGCATTTCGGATACTTTCTAGAATTTAATGTTTTCTTAGCCGTTGCACGACGCGTAAATTCACTTTCTAAATAAACTATCCTATTATAAATATGCAGCCCTTGACTTTTAAAAAATAATTCGTGTTCGGCTTCGCATCCATAATAACCGCCTTTTGCATCTCTACTATCTCCCGTCATTACAACAAAAAATGTATTATCATTCATTACTGAAATAGCTTTTTTATAACCCTCGAAAAGTAAATCTCTAAATTCCTCGTAGGTTGGCAAAGTGTTTAATTCTCCGTTTGGCGATTTGCCGTCGTAATCAATATATTTTTCTACTTTATAATATGGCGGGCAAGAAAATATTAAATCAAATTTTTCAGGGTTTTTAGGTAAGTATTTTGAACTATCTGATTTTACCCATTTAACATTATAAAAATCTTGACAAATGGCATTATTAGCGTCGCATTGGTTTTGTCTAATTTCAGAGGCTAAATATTCATATCCGCACCCCCCAGCTACGAAACCCATTTGAACGCCGCCGCCAAACGGATTATATACCCTTACTCCATTTTTTGGCATAAACATTTTAACTATTATTTCACACAATGCAGGGTCTAATACGCTTGCGTTACCGTTAAGGTCTTTGCCTTTATCAGTTATAATTTCGTCGTCTTTAACGACCTGTTTAGACAAAACTACGTTACTCATTCCGCTGCTACCCTGCCAGCAACCCTCGCGGCTTGCAAACTTTGGATTAGGTATTTTATGCTTTAAACCTGCAAGCTCAATTTTTTCGTTCCATTCTCTTTTAATCTTTAACCATTCGCCGCTAGTTGATTGCCATAAATTAGTCATAGCCATATGGCAAAGTTTTTTTATACGCACTTGTTCAGGTTGACCGTAATACATATAAACGAAATCAGACTTTTCTAAATTAACCTTAAAGCCTAAAGCCGTAAAAACTTTTGGATTTTCTAAATCATGCTTTTTAGATACCGTCATTATCATTACATAGTTATCGGTATTTTGTTTAATGATTTCAGAAACCATCATCGAATAAATGGTTTTATCTTTATACTCGGGATACATTGCCGACTGAAGCAAGCAAAACTCTTTTACAACGTGGTTAACCTCGTAAGTAAAAAAGCCCGCAAAATTACCGTCAATCTCACAAATAATAGCTGAGTTCTTTTGCATATTCTTTCTTGCGGCTCGATATGCTACTCCGTCTAATAAAGCGAGTTCGGCTACTTTTACCTCGTAGCCTGAGCCTATAACTGAATTAACTTTTTTTATTTCGATTTTTGGCTCGAATAGTTGTGTTTGTCTTGTGTTCATGTGTTTTTGTGTTTGGTGTTTAGTGTTTATCGTAAGTACTTTTCAATTATTTCAATGCATTCCATTAACCCGCAGGCGAACGTAGCGTAATAGCCCTCGCGCTTCAGCTGGTCGATTATTTGCGCTTGTTCGGCTAGGTGTTCGTTAGCCAACGGCGACCCGTCTAATTTAGCGACCTTAACGCCTTGCTGTTTAATTTCGATAAATAGCCCCGCGTAACCGTTCGACGGGCGGCATATAAATAAGTCAGGGTAGCCGCGATGCGGGTTTAAGCCCTTATGTACCCGCGCTTGCCCGATACTCATTTTCGTTCCCGCGCTGAAGTCGAAGCGCCAAATTAACGTAGGGTATTTTAGGCGCATAAATTTAGATAGCTCGTTGTATATATCGCTTTCGCGTGGCGCTCGTTTCATCTAGTGTATAGGCGGTTAGTTATCAATTTAAACTGTTCTATACGCTCGCTTTTATCTTCGAATAAGTCCACTACTAAACAGCGATTGCGTTTATAGTCGTTAAATATTTTGCGGTACTTATAGTTACATTCGAAGTATTCAAACCCTAGCGCATAGAGGTACGGTTTAACGTGTTCGGCTTTAAGCCCTATAAGCTCGTTTAATTCGCTTACGTCGTTAGTCTTTGCCATAATACTCATTAAATTCAATTAGGCTCATTCTCTTTGCGCTAAGGTTCGGGTTTAGCCGTGTTTCTGCGTCGTTATATCCTGTTTCGTAAGCGTGCCTAAAATCGCCTTTTTCGCGCTCTAGGGCTTCGCTTACATGCGGGTTATTAGGGTTTAGGTTTAGCGCCTCGATTAAACGCTCAATAGGGGTTTGTAACATTGCGTAATTCATAAGCTCTTAAAGTATTTAGAAATTAATTGTTTCGCGTGTTCTATTTCTTCGGGCTTGTGGCGGTATAAATAAAGGTCGGTAAAGCGCCCCGTTTGCTTCACCTTTGGCGGTATTCCTATGTAAAAAAATAGCGCCGGGTCGAAGCCCATTAGCGACGAATACCAAACCGCCTGAACGTGATTAAGGTGTTTAATCATATCATGCGCAAAGGCTTGTATTGTATTCGCGCTCGTTGTTTTAACGTCGGCTATAATACCCTCGCTTAACCAACATAAATCAAACATGCCTTTAGCCTCGCGCTCGACGCCGTCCACGTTAACGCTACCGAGTTTAATATATTCCTTTTCGGAGTTTATAAACAGTTGCGCTAATAATGGCAGCTCGTTAATAGCGGTGTAAACGTTTTGCACGGGCGGCGGCATATTAACGAAAGGCTGTTCTAATAGCTGGTAGTGAAAAGCCGCGCCCGCATCGAGCGCCGTTTGGGCGTAACTTATATCGCCCGTATAGAAACGTTTAATACGGCTTGCGCTCGTTGCGGGGTGCTTAATGTATTGCTCGCGGGTCATAGTTCGTAATAATTTTCAAATGATTTGAATGCTGATTTAATTAATTCTTCTTTATTATCATTAAAATATTCTGTTTCAATAAGATTGCCATTTATAAAACCTGACCTAAATACTTTAAAAAAATGCTCCTTCTCCATTGCTTTGGCTTGGTCAATAACTTCATCACAATTTAGATTTGTTATGCCTTTAATGTAAAGTGCCAACCACTCAACTGCTGTTTGCTTTTTCATTAAATCTCCTCCCATGTTTCTACGCGCTTGCTTACCTTATAGCCTGCGTCCTTAACCATTTTAATAGCCGCCTCGAGCGTTAGTACGCCGTAGTTAGGTTTCTCGATAGGCTTCGGGTTAAACTTAATTTCGGTTTGTTTAGGCGCTTCGTCTAGCTTTTTAATAAGCTCCATTGCACTTCTATAAGATTTAGAGCTAAAATTAGCGCCTTTAAGCCATTTATTTAATATCGTTGGGTTATACCCCATCATTTGACAAAATTCTGCTTTATTAAAACTATGGCGCGTGCGTGCGGCTTCAATGCGTTCGCATATTTCGTTATGCGTTAACGGCGTGAATTTATAGGTTATAGTTTGCAAATGTTTTTTAATTGAAACTGTGGGTCTTGTTGTTTCCATGTTTATTTGATTATTTGAGTTTTATGTTCGTACAATTCAATGCCTGCGATAGCCTCGACGCCTTGCGCTTTCATAGCTCGCGGTAGGTTTTTAATTAGCTCGTTAGCGTCTAGTTCACCTGAAGCGAATAACAGCCCTAAAACCTTTACCCAGTCAACCTCGCCGTTAATACGTGCCTTAATGGTCGTGCGCACGTTTTTCGTTTGGTTATTCTCGACCGTCGTAGCGAATAGGCGGTCGGTAAAATTCGCCATAATATCGCCTACGCTTTGCGCTTGCTTTAGGCTCGCTTCGGCTTCGGCTTTTAACTTAGCTTCGGCTGCGGCTTGTTCAGCTTCGAGCCGTTCGTGGTATTCTAACATAACGCGTTTAGCGTCTTCGATAAATTCAATTAGCGGCGCGGTGCTTTCGCGCTCCAGCTTCATTAGCTCTTTTTTGAAGTTATCTAAAGGCGTGGTTACGTCCTTACGTGCGCTTTCGATTAGCTTAACGGCGTCGCTTACTTCCTTAACAGCGGCGTTCATAGCCGTATAGTCGCTTACGTTGCGAATGGTTAACGCTTCGCCGCCGCCTGTATTGCGGGCTATCGTAGCTTGCGCGTTTAATACGTCGGGCGAATTTATCGCGGCGTATATTTTTTCAATCGGTATTTGTATCTTTGCAAGTGTCATCTGCTTTATTTTTAGTTTGTGTTTGAATTAGGGGCGGCGATTAACCGCCCCTTATTTATTTAGTCCCACGGTAGGTCGTTAGCCGCTTTAATCCCGAATATATCGTCTTCGTCGTTCCCGTCAATAGGCTGGATATTCTGCGGCGGCGTAGCCTTTTTAGGCTTGTTTAACGTCGCTTTGTATTCGTCGCTTTCCTTTATTTTATCCTGTAAAAATTCGGGTAGCTTCGCGAACGTTTCGGGGTTATGCTCAGTAGGCGTGTAAGTAAACGCCTCGTTAACCGCAGGCGGGCAGTCAAAGCCTTTCATTAGTGGCGCAAAGCTAATAATATTAGCGTAGGTGTTTTCGCCTTTCGTTACGTGCGCTATATTAACCATGCACGTTTTGCCTAGCATCGCGAATATATCGAGTTTACCCGCTTGTTCGTCGGTTATCTTTTTACCGAGCCATGCTGAAAGGTCGCGGCGTAATAGCGCTTTTTCGTTCATGCTAAGGGTGTAAATGCTACGCACGTAATACGGTTGCTCGCCTTTCGCTTCGTCGAATACTGCCAGCTCGGTTGGCAGCTCGAATAGGAATTGAACTTTACGTTTTTTGCCGGGGAAGTTCCCACCTTGCTCGGTTGTACCGAGGTCAATAATCTGATAGCATCGCGCAGGGTAACTACCCTCGGGCGCTATTTGGCGGTTTACCGTTCCGCCAACGGGTGCTGTTAAAGCCATAGTATAAATGTTTAAAGGGTTTAAAAATTAGTTTTCGGTTGGCTGCGTGAAACACATATCGAAGTTACGATTAACGGCGTCCACTACTTTAATATAGCGGCTGTGAAATTCAGCGGCTTCGAGTACGTCGTACATGCGGTGTTCGAAAGGTACGCCCTCGATTTGCTCGATATTAAATTTGCGGTATATCGCAGCGCATTTGCTATCGCAGCGCGTGTAGATACCTTTTAAACAGCCATCGTCAACGAGCATGGTTAGCACGCCGTTTAAATGGTCGAATAAATAAAACTCGGTGTTTTCGGTGTTTTTGAAAGTTGAGTGCATTTGTAACATGGTATAAAAGGGTTTAAGTGTTTGAATGTTTGAAAAGTTGAAAGGGCGGTTATTAGCCGCCCGTGGGGGTTAGTTATAAAAACGTACTATCTCAGTTAATGTAAAATCAATAGTTATTAAGCGCTGAAATTCTAAACAAAAATATTCGCAGCTTACTCGAGTTCCTGAAATTTCTTTTACGGTTAGTATTTGACCGTTTAGACCTTTAAAATTTGATTTTGTTTTTACTTGTGCTTTCATGGTGTAAAAGTTTAAATGTTTAACGGGAGCAAATCTACACCTTTATTTTGAATTGGCAATACTTAAACAAAAATAAATTCAATATTTTTTAATCTACTCACTTAACCGCTTAATTTTCAGCGCAATTAATTTGCAGCGGCTATAAACGCAGCGCCCAAAAGAAAGCCCGCGCCAAACTTAACAACGCCCAGCTCGTACCATTTAGGCTCGCGGCGCACGTAGATATTATTTAAACCCGTTACGCTCATATAAGGGTTATCAATAGCAACCCTAACAACCTTACCGCGTTTGGCAAATAAGCCGCCTAAAAAGCGATTAGAAACGGTATCGCCTACGCTATGGGTAAAACGCCCATACGTTACTAAGCTATCGAGCTGAAACAACCCTAAACGGTTTATACGCCCTGCCATATTAAACCACTTTTCAGAGCGGTTAAACTCGATAGGTAGCTTTAAAACGTAAATAGTGTCGTGTATTACTATTGGTTCGCCTATTTTAAACTCGGTTTTTATAACCGTTTTAACTTTCGCCTCGGTCGCTTGTTCAATATTTACCAACGCCAAACGCTTTTTTAGCTCCTTTAAATCGCGGTCGCTGCGTGTTAGCTTAATATCCTGCGTAAAAAGCCGCAGGCTATCGTTAACCGTGCGCTGTTTTAGCTTACCGTTGTAGCTTTCTGAAGCGCTTAACCTATCGCGTAGCCCGTTTGCGCTTTGGCAAGTAGCTATTAGCATAATAACGAGTAATAAACAAGCTATAATTAGCGCCGTAATTGGTTTATAAAGGACTTTTGCCTGCGAAAACATAGCTTAAAAATTGCGTTAAACGTTCGTTTATTTCTGTTTTGTCCTTTAGCCTATCGCTTAACAGCTCAATAGCGAATTGTAACGGCATCCCGCGCTCCAAAACGTAAACAGCGGCTATCTTTACTAGCCTTTCGTCGCACTCGGTAGCTGTTTCGGGCATCATATTTGGCGTGCGGCTTTCTTAACTAGCAATTTTATAACATCGTCGAGGCGGTTTACGCTTTCTTCTATCATTCTAACCAGCTCTAAACGCTCCTTTTCGCTTGCGTTACCATGCTGAACTAACATACGTACTAAACCGCCTATCGAGGTTAGCGGCTGGCGTAGCTCGTGGCTTAACATAAACCTAAATTCTTCTAATAATACCTTTTGGCGTTCGTGTTCGTGGCTTGTTATGCTAGTTACATCGACTAGCTGAATACCTATAAAATGGTAACAATCTAATATTGCGTAAATATTCCAAACGTTATACCGTAAAGCCCCGTTTTTTTGCTTCGTCTTTGCGTAAACCCGTATAGGTTCGGGCGCTTTGCCCTTTGCCTTTTCGATAGCCGCTAAAACGTCGTCGCGGTCGGGTTCGGTAGCGCTAATATCCGCAATATTTTCGGGTTTTAAATGGCTCGAATACTCGCGAAATAAGTCGTTTGAGGTCAATATAAGCCCGTCGCGGTCGGTAACTACGTAAAATAGGTCTATGCTATTCTCGAGTATGTATAGGCTGCTCACTTTACAAATTTACAACCTAAAAAAATGTTAACGTGTATTACGCTGCAATTTCTTTGCGTAAATCTTTGAATAGGTTAAGCCATGCGCCGCTACATGTTAGCGCATATTTGGCTGTTAAACCTAGCATAAAGGTAAATAAGGCGGCGTTTATTAGTAAATCGTACTGCATAGGCTGTTGCATTTCGGGCGCTTTTCTTACTTCGTGAATTATTACGGGCGTGTACGTTTGTTCGGTTAACAAAGATACGTTACACGGCTTAATAGTATCAATAGCCTGCAATTTATTTATAACAACCTCCTTAACCGCTTCGTGTTTAATATCCATTTTAAGCGTGTCTAAGGCGCTTATTTCTGCGCTGCCACCCTTTGCCTCGGTTTGCGTATTTAAATCGCTTAAAAGCGTTTTAACGGGGTGATTTTTGCAATTACCCGGGTTCGTACATATTACGGTAGTGTCATTCGCTAGCATCGTCTTTCGCTTTAGGTATATATCCAGCGGCTAACATCGCAGCTACGATAGCCGCTAAGGTTTCGACTTCGATTTTTTTGAGTATTAACAGGAATACCGAAACGAGTATCGTTAAGCTCCCTATCGTTGGCTTCCAATGTTTAAGAATTATACTACAAATTCGTTTAGCCTTATTTGTTCGCCGTGCCATGCCTAAAGATACGTTAAACCGCGAGCGCGGTTAATTAATTTTAGGGCTATTATTTACAAAGTGAAAAGTATAACCGCGCTTCGTCTTTGCGGCGCGTTACTAAGCCCGGTAAAACCTTACCGCCGCCGCGTACCCACTTCGAAAACTCGTCCACTATCGAGGGGTCGTTTGCGTTTGCTTTTGCTTTGCGTAGCAACGTCGATTTAATAAACGCTCCAGTACCTACATTATAACAAAAGCTAACTAGCGCGTCGAATTGGCATTGGTTTAGGTTCGGTAAATGCCTATTAACGGCGTCCTCGTATGGCTTCATAGTTGCTAAAAGCAACGAGGTTGCCTCGGTTTCGTTATTTAGCTTTTCGCCTAATATTACCTTTTTGCCGTTCGGGTAACGCGTCGAGCCGTAGCCTATGGTCGGTATTCCAGCGGGGCAAAGGTAGCTAGTAAGCCGTAGCCCCTCGTATTTCTTTATAATATCTAAACCGAGTTTAGAGGTCGAGCGCATTATAATACTTCGTATTGAGCTACTATATAAATATATTGATAGCCGTATGCGGTGCTTGTACTTTCGACGCTTACAGAGCATTTATCGTTTGTAGTATCCGCGCTTAAATCCCATGAAACTAACTCGCTAGGGTTGGCATTATGCGCTACAATACCGAATAACTGTTTAGCCTGCGTAAAATTAGAGGCTACGGGTAGCGATAAATTAAAAGTCCCAGTTGTTTGACCCGTATATAAAGCAACCTCTAAATAATAGCTGCAATTAACTACGTTATCCACACGCTGGTAAAACGCCTGTATAGGCGTTACTACAACGTTATTAGTTTCGTCGCTAACGGTAGGTGTAAACGCGCCGCTTTCGAATTGCGGCATACCCGCGTATAGGTTTTGCACCTCAATCTGCTTGGATTGATTGGCTGATGTGTCCACAATGTACATTACATCGGTTGCATCTGCTGCCCCTAATGTAGTTAAGTCGGTTACTTTAACGCCTGCCATAGTTGGTTTATTTAGTTGCTAATTTACAAATTATTTAGATACTCAATTAATTCATCCGAGCTTGTAAAGGTTTGCCCGTTTATAGTGTTTTCGGTTAGCCATAACAAATAAACGCCTTGCTCGGTTATTACATGAAA